ATGAACGATTTAATGATTTTAAAGTTTAGAATGTTATAAATAATTAAAGATAAAGACATAGGAAATAATTATGCAAAGTTTTAAAAAATTTATAACAGAAAATAGCAAACCTTCCGGAGCAGAATTTGAGAACATTATATGTTGTGCTTATAATATGATGTCTCAAGGAGTTAGTAAAGAAGAGGCTATAAAATTAGCAGAAACTCAATGGAAAGGTGCAAAATTTGATCCTTGGTTAGAAACAGGAAAAAAAATTGTTGAAAGTTCTTTTGGTTCTAATCCTAAAGGCATAATGAAACATTATGGAGCATCTTCTGCTTCTTTAAATAAAAATTGGGATATGTATTTTGTTAAAACGACAGGTAAATCAGCGAGTTCAGCAACAAAAACACCCAAAACTGATATGTATATAGGAAATATGCACATTAGTTTAAAAAAATATGGAGGTTCTCAATTAATGAGTGGAGGTCAAGCAGAAACTCTTGCTACCTTTGCAGCCGCTTATGATAATTTACCGGCAAATATAAAAAATAAAACTTTAGAAGAGGGTTGGAATAATTTAACTAATAGAATTGAAAATGAGTTTGTAAAATTTAAACTACCTAAAGGTAAGAAAATTAATGATTTTAAAGATGCTATTAAATTAGGAATAAAAGATGACATTACAAATTTTATTAAAAGTCAATTAGAGAAACAAACCGAAATGACAAAGGCACTAGAATCGTTGTTATCTTTACCCGAAGTTCGTAAAGAAGTTGTTAGAGAAGCAATGACAGGAAATAAAAAATTTGAAGATTCTTTACCAATAGCGACACATGTCATGAAATGGGATGAGAATGGAAATTCACAAAATATAAAAATTGATGATAGATATGTTTCTTATGTTGCATCTAAAACAACTTTTAATATTTCTTTTAAAACTGCCGGAACTGGTAAAGGAGCATGGACTGCAACAAAGGGCATATTTAATGAATCATTTGACCATGCATGGAATAATAGTCTCATAGAATGTTTAAATGAGGGAATATTTGATGTAGTTTCAAAAAAAATTAAAAGTGGAATTAATTTTTTAAAAACTCTTTTATTTAAAATGTTAAGGTACATTTGGACAAAAATAAAAAAAATGTTACTATCTGGATTTGAATATGTAAAAAGTATTTTAGGAATTCAATTAGTATCAAATGATCCTATAGCAAATTTTTAATGATAAACTTTAATCAATTTCTTGCTGAAGGCAAAGAAAACAAAAACCTACATCTAGAACACATAGAAGACCAAATCATGAATTTTGGTATTGATGGTGGTCGTGCAGCAATCAACTTTCTCCGATCATTGAGAGACATGCTTGCTGGTGGTTCTCGTTCTTCCGTGAATATGACTGTAAAGTGGGATGGTGCACCCGCAATCTTTGCGGGCATTGATCCTGCCGATGGAAAGTTCTTTGTAGCCAAGAAATCAGTTTTCAATGCAACACCAAAACTATATAAGTCCAATGAAGAAATTGATGCAGACCTAAAAGGACAACTGGTAGAAAAGTTCAAGACCGCACTTGCAGAGTTTTCAAAACTTGGTATCAAGGGTGTGTTACAAGGTGACCTGATGTTTACTAATGATCTTAAATCAGAAACCATTGATGGTATCAAGTATCACACTTTTCAACCAAACACAATTGTCTATGCTGTACCAGTGAATAGCAATCTTGGCAAACAAATTAAGAATGCCAAGATTGGTGTTGTTTGGCATACAACATACACCGGAGACCAGTTACAAGATATGACAGCCAAGTTTGGTGCAGACATATCAAAACTAAATAAAGTCTCCAGTATTTGGATGGATGATGCAACTTATAAAGATGTTTCTGGTTCGGCTGTAATGACACAAGAAGAAACAAAAATCTTGACAAGTCATGTATCAAATGCAGGAAAAACATTTCACAAGATTAAAGCACCACTGTTCAGAAGTTTCTTGGATATGCAAAATTCATTCACAGGAAACATGGTGGGTGCTTCACTAAAGACATACAACAATTCAAAAGTAAGAGCAGGAGAACCAGTATCAAATCCTAGACTTCATGCTCAAGGTTATTTGCAATGGGTAGATAATGCGTTTCAGAAAAACATTGATAAAATAAAAACAGAAAAAAATAAACAAATCCTACAAAACAAAAAAGAAGAAACGATTCGTGAATTGAAAAAACATGTTGTCAATATACAATACATTCTTGAATTTCAAAATCATTTGATTGCGGCAAAACTTGAAATACTCAAGAAACTAAATAGTATTAAACAATTGACCGATACATTTATTAAGACTGCAAATGGATTTAAAGTAACAACACCAGAAGGTTATGTTGCAATTGATCGTATTAGTGGTGAAGCAGTCAAATTGGTGGATAGAATGGAATTTTCTTTTAATAACTTTACTGCTATAAAGTCGTGGGATAAATGAAAACATACAAAGAATTGGTAGAAGAACTATCAGAAAAGACAACAATGAGCCTTGCACAAAGAAGAAAGCAGGGTCAGAGAATGAAGAAGTTGGCAAAATCTTCTGGGTTTCAAAAGAAACGTGAAAAGAAAATGTCAAGAATGTCAACAAAAGAAGATTTGATGAAGCGTGCAATGAAAGCAGCAAAGATGAAAGTTCTTGAAAAATTGACAGGTCTTTCTAAGTCTGAATATCTTGCAAAGACACCACAAGAAAGAATAATGATAGACAAAAAGGTAGAAGGTAAAGGTGCTGCAATTAAAAAGATGGCAATGAAGATGCTTCCAATTCTTAAAAAACAAGAAATGGAAAGAATCAAACAAATGAAGAGTTCATCCTCAGAGGAATAATATAAATGCAAAAGTTTTTTGAGTTCATGGAGGCCCGTGAGAAAACAGCAGTTTTCACTTTTGGCAGATTCAATCCACCGACCACAGGGCATGAAAAATTAATTGAAAAAGTTGCATCAGTTGCAAGCAAAAACAATGCAGACTTTTTCATTTATGCTTCACATTCACAGTCTCCAAAAAAAGATCCATTACCACATCCAAGAAAAGTTGCATATATGAAGAAGATGTTTTCAAAATATTCTTCTAATATTGTGGCTTCTGCAACAGATAAGACAGCAATTAATGTTGCCACAAGTCTGTATAAAAAAGGATACACCAATTGTATCATGGTTGTTGGTGGTGATCGTGTCAATGAATTCAAATCACTTCTCACAAAATATAATGGTGTAGAAGCAAGACATGGTTATTATAAATTCAACAAACTAGAAATTGTTTCGGCTGGTGAAAGAGATCCAGATTCCGAAGGTGTGACAGGAATGTCTGCATCAAAAATGCGTGCTGCAGCAGTTGCGAATGATTTTGAATCTTTTGCAAAAGGTTTACCAAAAGGTTTTAATGATGGAAAGAAACTTTTTGATGATGTAAGATCCGCAATGGGTGTAAAAGAATCATTCATTAGTAAAGTAGCAGAAATGTCTGATGATGAAAAACTCCGTGATGATTATATCAATGGAAAGATTTTCAACATTGGAGATATTGTAGAAGATTTGAATACTGGTGCATATGGTAAGGTAGTCAGAAGAGGCACTAATTATATTGTTTTTGCAGAAGCTGATGGAACCATTCACAAGAATTGGTTGTTTGAAATTAAACAAGATCCAGACATTAAAGATAAGAAGGGTACACAACCTGCAAAGTATTATGCTAAAGATGCTGAAGGTGATGAAATGTCAAAATCTACCAAAGCAGCAAGAGCAAGACATTTTGAAAAAGGTGCAAAGAAAGATGATGATGATCCCTCTGCATACAAACCAGCACCTGGAGACAAATCCGCAGAAACTAAACCTTCCAAATATACAAAAGCAGTAAGAAAGAAATATCCAGAACTGTATGATGAATCAGCAGCAGATAAGTCACTAGCAAAGAAAGCAAAGGCCTCTGGTATTTCAGTTGGAATTCTTACAAAAGTATTTGAACGTGGTGTTGCTGCATGGAAAGGTGGACACCGACCAGGAACAACTCCAGAACAATGGGGTCATGCAAGAGTAAATAGTTTTATTTCTGGTGGAAAGACAAGAACAACAGCTGATGCTGATTTGTGGAAACAGCATAGTGGCAAATCAGAATCATTGAATATTGAATCTTTTGTGATTGAATCTAATATTTATCGTGTAGGTTCTGAAAAGTATTTTGAACAATTCCGTGAGTTAAGAGAATTGTATCAGAATAATTTTCTTGATGATTTGACAGAAGAGGACATTGAAGTTCTAGAAACAGACATTGGAGAGTTTGCTGTGTATGAAGGTCAACATGTACCATTGGATTGTCCAATGATTGAAGAGGAAGATAAAAAGGATGTTGAATTGAATAAGCCTAAAAAAGGTGGTCCAAAGAAATATTATGTATATGTAAAAGATCCGTCAACAGGCAACATTAAAAAAGTCACCTGGGGTGACACAACTGGATTAAAAGTAAAACTTAATGATCCTGAAGCAAGAAAAAGTTTTGCTGCAAGACATAAATGTTCACAACAAAAAGACCGTACAACCGCTGCCTACTGGGCGTGTAATCTTCCTCGTTATGCTAAACAACTAGGACTTTCTGGAGGCGGCAATTTCTTCTGGTAAAGGATATATGCAACCGTACGCACAATTACACATTGACAGATTTAATACAAATCATTTTTTAAGAATATTTGATGAAAAGGTAAAAGAAGAAGAGTTAGTTTGGCACAGAGATAAAAGAGAGCGTTCTATTCATGTACTTGAAGGTAAGGGATGGAAAATACAATTTGATAATGAATTGCCAACTGAACTAGAGAAGGGTAAATATTATGTAATTCCAGAAATGGATTATCACCGTGTCATTAAAGGAGAAGGATCTTTAATTCTAGAAATTGAAGAAAAAGAAGAATGATAAAATATCAAACAAACATGCAAGAATTGCTTCGGCAAGTTCGTTATAAAAACAAACAGATTGAAGAAAAACTTGATCCTTCAAAAAAAGATGAATATGATGGTGAAGGCTCTATGGCAAAAAGTCAACTGAAAACAGCACAAAGAGCAATTGACACACTCATGAGCTTGATTGATGACAATACAAATTTGCCTGAATGGGTACAATCCAAGATTACAAAAAGTGCCGATTATTTGGATAGTGTGAGAGATTACATGGAATCCGAAGGTACTGTGACAGAAGAAGAAGATCCAAAAGCAGATAATAGAGCAGTACAACTAGACAAACAAATTGCACAAGTCAAGTCAAGAATTGCTGCATTGCAACAAACATTAGACACTTTACAAGATAGAAAACAAGGAGCATAAAATGTCACGGTATTTTGAAATCAAAGAAGGAAGTCTTGAACATTCTATTGTTCAGAACATTCAAGAAAAATCAGTTTCTGTTGCACAACAAAAAGCAGCAGGACTTGCACTTGCAGCGAAGCGAGGAGAAAAAGACCCTGATGAACTTCAAGGTCCTTCAAAAGAAATGATGAAGATGAGTGAAAAGGATCTGGAAGATTTTGCAAAAACAAAACACAAAGGATTGCCAATGAAAAAAGAAGAAACAGAGGTAGCAGAAAAGTATGATGTGAAAACTGCTAAATCAAAGATGGGTAAAATCACTGTGAAGAGTTTTGATTCTCTTGATGATGCAAAGGCTCATCTTGAAAAAATGAAACAAAAAGGTGAAAAAGGAATCATTTCACAAAACGGTAAACCTGTCACTGAAAGCAAAGAAGAATACAAAAAAGTATTTGATGCTGCA